AGTTGTCCCAGCACGATGTAAGTGCCAGAAACATTTATGATACTAAATGTCACCACATCAGTTCTGTTGATGCTGGGTGTTGGAGTGACATTGCCCTGCCAGTTTATGGTCTGTGCCACACCTGCAATCTGAACCGCACTAGGGTAGTATCCTGTAGCGCCTTGCGCTATGATTAGGGTCACTGAGGTAGCTCTATTCCATGTATCAAGTAAATTGGTTAAATTCACAGTCCAGTTGGCATCTGGGCTTGTATGATAAAATAAGTGTCCGTTGGCGCAGTTGTGTGTGACTACACCGGTAGCATCTGCCAAACTACTGAAGTATTCATAGACGCCATTTGCAACAACTAAATCATCAACTACCACATTAGTGCCTCTGGATTTACTGCCTAGCACCACTGCCCCTACGCCACTGCTAGTGCCTATATTAATCTGTCCATTAGTTGCAGAATCAATAATTACATAGCTTTGACCTTGAATGGTCAAGTTCCCAGATATAGTTTTTACCACAGCATCTTCGGGCAATGTCAGTTCACCATCCTCACCAAACTGCCAACGGCGCAGAGTTGAATCTGCAAGGTTGATGTCGATGTTGATGGCATTTTCGCTACGGATATCGCCTGGTAAAGTTAGTCCGCCATCAATGTTGAACAGCCAAGATTTCGTGCTGCCTTCCGAATCTGTGGACTGTAATGCTATGCCTCGGTCATTTGCACCTTGTAATGTAAAATAGGTGTCTAACTCTGGATCTGGATTGTAAGTTTGTATTGTGCCAGCACTGTCTACGATTATAGTGGCAAATGTTGGTGAACCTAGGGTTGACAGTTCACTGTCTTGATCAGTGACTGTACCAGCCCAGGCTGTGGTTTGTGTTGTATTATCGGGAAACACCAAATCACCATTCTCAGCAAATGTCCATCTACGCAGGGTGGAATCTGACAAGTTGATGTCGATGTTGATAGCACCTTCGCTACGGATATCGCCTGGTAAAGTTAAACTAGCACCACTGTCATCGAAGGTCCAGATGTGCCCACCGGTTCCAATGATAATGGGACCTTCTTTGGCAAGTTTTAGATATTTGCCATCGTCACCAAAGTATTGATCATAGGCTATATTGTCGCCTGTGTCAAGATGTAGATGTGTAGGATCATCACCGCCACGGAATCTAAAATATTGACCAATTTCCACCATACTTGGATCGGGGCTTAATTGTATGCCACCAGAACCTTCGGGATTCCCAATACCCTGTATGGTTATTCCATCAAAGGTTATGTCACCGGTGTCCTGAGCAGCATTCACCCAAGAACTCCCGTTCCACGCCAGCACATCACCCACTGACGGTGAATTAGCACTGACATCTCTGAGATTGTCCAATGTCATAAACTCGCCGGTTTCGTGTGCTACTCTATTGTTGTTAAAAGTTAGTTCGCCTTGGTTGTCTATGCTTAATGAATTACCACCGATGTAAATTGTTGAACCACTGACATATAAACTATGCCAAGGTTTAGCCGCTGAACCTAGATTGCCGCCGTTGGCTGTGTTAGGTAATATGTCTCCACCTACGGTTAGATCGCTGGTAACAGTGGTCGCTTGATCTATTGTAATAGCAGAACTATCAGTAGTACTCATAGTACTACCTGTAAACTCAAACGCACCTAGATTCAGTCCACCGCTGTCTAAACCCAGTGCGGTATACAGTTCTGTGAAGTTAGAATTGACTTTTTGGAACGCGGCCCGTAGGCTATCACCTGATATATCGTTAGCACTCGAACCTATGTTTATAGTTTGTTTAGCCATTTATCGCTCCGTTATACAGTTCTTCGTATCCTTGGTCTCGGAAATACCGAACCAGAGACAGGTCGTGGTTTATAGTTGATTTTTGGAAACGTGTTACCACTGGTCTGCCTCTCCTTGTAATAATATAAAAATAAGTTAGACGATCCTTGGAGATCTTGTCCATCTGTGGGACCTCCCGCTGTGGCCGTGAGTTGATTCTGCTTGGCATAGGCCAATAGGTAGGCCTTGGCTTCTGTCTGTGTCATCGCGGGATATATCTCTAAAGCACAGGCCAACACACCACAGACCTGTGGACTGGCCATGCTGGTGCCTGAATTCTTACCTATCTTGAAACTGCTGTTCCTTGGATCATTGGTTCCTGAGGGAGTTGAACTAACAATATATGTACCCGGAGCATAGATATCTACTCCAGGTCCACAATCACTGAATAATACCTTCTGATCGAACTGTATGGAATCTACCGCTCCTACACAGATATTGGGTATATCGTATCCGCCGTTTTCTAGATCGTCTACCGCGGTAGGACTCGTTCCTCTCATATAGTAATATGGCTGGCTGACACTGGCGGGATATCTCACAGCCATCTCAAAGGTATTATCCCAATCCGGACCACCAGGCACATCGTGTTTCCATCTGCCATTGCCCGCTGCACCTACGAATATTATGCCTTCGTCTATGGCATCCTCTATGTCAGCGTCTAAGGCAGCCACTCTTACAGGTATTCTCTGGCTAGCAATGAATCCCCAATCATTCAACTGTTGTGTAGTGAATCCGTTGCCCGTAGTCTTGGCATTATTGATTCCGCACTGTAGATCTATCTGTGCGGGAGTGTTTTCGTAGAACACATATTCACATACCATACTAGGAGAACCTAACACTCCTCCTGAAAATGCAGTATGCCCCTCTACTCTTATTCTATACCGTGTGCCTGTAATCACATTTATACTACCGGCCATAGAAGAGTGATTTTGACAAACATAAAACAATGTATTTGGTGCATCATTCGGAACAACAAATGTAATTGTTCCAATCTGTGCTCCATTATTAGTTACTCCGCTGTTATAGACATTTCCAGCACTGTAAGCACCAGAAACGCTTTGGATATAAAATGGATGTCCACTGGCATTGACATTGAATGTGTATGTCCCTCCCCTTTTTAACGTTAGTGTGGGGTTGGATGATGAATTGATGGTGTAAGAACTCGAACCTGAATTGGTCACTGTATAGGTTTCAGTATTTGCACCTTCTACACCGTGATATATGCGCTGCACCGATCTATCAGCCGCGCCCCACATTATCTTAGGAAGATTAGGAGTGCTAGCACCAAGACCGCTGTATACGATAGAACCAGATCCGAATGTCACATACATATTGGTTCCTACATAGACTCTGTCGTAGTTATTACCTAGATAAGAAATGCTGAAAGGCAACAAAAGATTCCAGAAACCGTCGTCGTTTCCTCCATCGGTAGGTGTAGTAGATGATGTAAGTCCGGCTCCGCCGAGCAGGCTGTTAGCGATTTCTGTGACCGTGGCCGAAGGTGTTCCTACAGTATCGTCTTCAACGGTTAGAGATAATGATGTTGCGAATATGGGATTTTCAGCCAGGCTCACATCTATGGTATTGTTGAATTCTATGGTATAGACTGAGGATCCGGCAAAAGTATAAGATTCTACGATGTTAGTTTCTACATCTCCTCCTTCCACACTGGTATATGGTCCTTCACTGAATGTTTCTAAAACAGTTGCACCATCCTTGATAACTATCTCACTGCTGAGACTAACCCGTCCATTGAAAGCGCCCACGGCTACGTTGTTAATTAAATCTATAGTAGCAGGTCCTTGGACAGTGACAGTGTAGGATGAACTAGGTTGTGTCAATTGTAATAGATACACTTGATTACCTTCTTCGATCCAAGATTCGGGAAAACTAACGATATCGCCTCCAGGAGGATTATACGCTCCTGAAGTAGTGATCCTATTTCCAAAATTTTCAAAACCTAACAGGGTGGCTAATCTAGTATTTGAATCGCAGACTCCGCTGAATCCCGTGTAAGAAGTTCCGCCTGCGGGGGTATATCTAGTTCCTCTGTAAGTCACTGCAGTGATATCTGAAAAACTCCATTCGCCTGGAAATATGCTCATACCCCAACTGTTGTTGGTGATAGTGGGATTTTTGCGTCCTATCGTTGGATTTACTGATTTGGTCCTATGGAATTCTCTCACATAGTCCATGACGAACGGAAAATTGGTATTTCCTACAGCACCGGCGTAATAAAAAATTGTGTAGATATTGGCGCTTCTAGCCCACCCCTGTGTATTTCCCGCCACTGTTCCTGCCACGTGTGTGGCATGATCACTGACACCGTAATTATAAGTATTACCCCCTGCACCACCTACCGCGGTTTGATGCTGGAACCAATTATACTGCACGGCTCTAGAACCGCCTGTGCCATCGGCATTTACCGCGTATTCTGGATGATTGAAAACTATACCGTCGCCGTCGATTATGACCACGTCAACATTCTTGCCAGTCTGGGCCAGCGTGATAGTTCCAGTCTGATTGGCAGTGCCGCTGCCTGTGCCCTGCCAGCCCGTGCCTCCCCAACCAGTTCTTTGCTGGCCTTCCACGCATCTCAGCAAAGCCCAATTTTTCATATTGGTCGTTGTAGAAGTGGATTTGTCCCAATTGGCACTGGTCTGAGTCACAAAGGATTCGCCTGCAGAAATGCCTAACTCGATGGGCACCAATTCTACAGAGCGGACTAAGGAATTGTTTCGAAGTTCTCCCGCTTCCCATTCAGTGAGCCTATATATGGTTCCCCTGCTTCCGGGCCTACGTGCAGTGCATTTAACGGCACGTAAAATTTCTGTGCCATTAGGTGCCTGACCTTGAGATTCGAGATCGCTATACAACCTTTCTAGATCACTGTGATCTCTGACGACTACGATGTAGTCTTTGGTCCGGATGTAATCAGAGATAGACATTTATTCTTCTATCTTGACCACGGTTAAGGTCACAGTGATATTCGCAGGTCCGCCTGATTTGTTCGTCACGGCTAATTGTATATTAGTATCTACGGGAGATTCGGCGTTGAATCCTATGGTTCCTGGAGTGATCAATATGGTTTCAGCACCTGTGGTTATGACTTCTGCGATGACTCCCGCTCCTGGGCTGGGATCCACGCCTTCCAATCGACCGCTATCTGCGGTTCTAGCCGCTATACTGGTATAAATTCTCACCCATGCCGCCGCCGAAGTCTGTATCTTGTATAATAGGTAGCCTTTGAAACCAGTGACAGTGACATTGGCCGTGGCAGCGTCTGCTATGTTTCCAGTGCTGCCTGCTGCGGTAGAACGTGATGACAAACTACTAATTCCTGCTCCACTTATTGTAATCAGACCTTCAGCATCGCTGGTAGTAGTTATACCATTAGATCCGACGAATTTCAAAGTCTCTCCAGAAAATATTCTCTTCAAACTGGAGTCATCTGCAGCGACATTTAATTCGAAATCTCCTCCACCTCCACCTCCACCGCTGGGCACCGGTCCCCATGTTATTTCTTTGGTTCCTATGGGATCATAATATAATACCTGAGGTCCTGTGACTTCTCTTATGGGTTCTACATAGAACCCAGCCGCTGAACCATTGAGAACAGAACCGCTGGCATTGATGATGATCGAATTAGCTGGTTGATTAAGGAAGCCTGCTGAATTTCCAATAGCGATCGAATTGGCACCTTGCGATGTTGCTCCTGCTCTGAAACCCAGCGCTATCTGCGTTTCAGAGGTCCTTAATCGAGCAGTATTGATATCTCCTAAGATCTGTGATCCTGCAGCATCTATCAACAATGTGGAATCGTGTGCAAATACACTGCCGTTGATAAATGACACATTGATTTCTAGGCTGTCGTTGGTTGGATTGGGTATCAGGACTACTCCCTCACCGGCTACGAATGTAAATGTATCAGAATCGTTGTCTGCTTGTATAGGATTAGGATTGCCAGCCACAGCAAAATTTTGGAATCCAAATCTAGTGTTCGTGACTGTGACCGCTCCGGTGCCTGTGCTAACGCTGATTCCGCTGCCTGCTACTAGGCTAGTAACTCCAGTATTAGATATGTTCACAGATCCCGTAGCAGCACTCACGCTTATACCGGCGCCGGAACCTGCCAGAGTCGTCACACCCGTGTTAGTGAACGTAATGGTGTCGGTGGCAGCATCAGTGGTGATATTGATACCGGTGCCGTTGGCTAAAATTAAATTATCTGCTGCGTTGTCTGCCTGCACTGTGGCCTGACCAGCCACTAGGATGCTTCTAAACGTATCTTGTTGGACGTTCGGCAAAGAATTCACGAATTCGAAAACACCCGGGGATGGATTATTGATAGTAATTCCTGATCCACCAAATGTAGTCACAGACAATACTCCGGTATTGCTGATAGAAATAAGACCTGTAGATTGATTGACAGAAATCCCTGCCCCTGCAGTTAACCCAGTCACACCGGTATTGGTTATAGATACCGCTCCAACGGCAGACGTATTGATACTTAGACCGCTGCTGGTAGTTAAACTGGTTACTCCGCTGTTCGTGATGGTCAATGTGTCTGTGGCGTCATTGGTAGTTAAAGAAATACCAGTACCGGATGCAACAGTAAGTATATCTGTACCTCCAGCATCTGCTACGATATTATTTTGACCTACTACTGCGATTTCTCTAAAATATTCGTTGTCTAAGACTGAGCCGCCTATGGTCGATCCCGCAGGAAGATTGATCGAAGAACCAGTGGCGGTTAGTATCGCGCTGCCTAGATGAAGGCTAGATCCGCTGAGATATAGATCTTTCCATCGCTTGGCAGCAGATCCTAGATCATAGAATTCAGTATCTCTAGGTATGAGATTGGTGCCTAGATCTGTGAGATCGATCACTGAACCAGGCCCCCCTGATACAGTTAGATAAAGTTCAGTGAAGTTATCATTGATAGCCCTGAATGCTTCATCCACGGTGCTCCATACGATAGGAGCAGCACCCGGATTGATAGTTTGTTTTGCCATTATGTTCTTCCCACGGCTACTTCTATAGTGCCGATATGATCTGAATCGTAGTCGACTAGGGCCTTGCCTACGATGGTTCCTGCTCGTGCTTCACTGCCCGAAGATATCGCGACTCCTGGTATGTTTGAAGTTATGATTAGATCTCCTTTGCGTACTTTTCCTACGACCTTGCAGGGAACACGCCCTTGCAATGCGATTAGATTCTTATGTCCAGGGCAGGCATCATACATGACGAAAGCAGCAGAATCCGACACCACTCCCGCCACTTTGGTGTTGCCTTGTTTGCCTTCTACCGTGACTTCTTTGTCTCCTCCGAATACCAATACAGTTCCTACTTCATATTCTCGATCGCCTTCGTAATACTCTGCTAGGTCGGCAGAGTATGTGGCCTGCCATCTGCTTCCACTAGACAGTGACCAAGTTCCAGTCACTGTTCCTGTAGTTGATGAAGCCCCAGTGGTCAGCGCGACAGCCTGTACCGAAGAACATATGATAGGAGCATTGCTGAGACCGTTTTGAGTCCGGAACGTATGACCATCGTTATCGTAGAAACTCCTCTTATCAGTGGCCAGAGAACCGTCGCCTACTAAAATACCCACCTGTCCCAGGAATCCGTGGTACTGTGTATAACCTCCTGTGGCGCTGGTAGTGGTATCTATCGTGACTTTGGTATCGACTATCAGTCTTTCTACAGAAACATTTCTAGCACCAAAATCACCACTGCTGTCTCGTTTGACTAGAGTGCTGACTACGTTGGTGCTTGATTCATCCACGATGGCATAATCACCATCTGACGTAGAAGTAAATCCGGTCCTGCGTAGATATCCAGTCCCGCCGTTGTACTGAGATTTTTTGATTGCGCCACCATCATTTACCACTGTGGTAAATGTCACAGCCGCAGGATCTGCAGTGGCTAGTCCAGAATTGCCTACTACGGTTTTGGTGGCTATCTGAGATAGTTTATTGAGGGTGAGACCATTGTTTTTTACACTGATCCATCCGTTGGTAGCGTCAAACTGTGCAGAATCGAAACTGGCCAATCCTCGATCTGCCTGAGCGATTCCCGTAGCATTGGCTCGGGTAGAGGCAGCCGTCATTGACAATTTACTCTGATCTATCGCTGCTGATACATTGATATCCGAGTTCGAGATCGATCCGGGATTGATCTGTGCATCCACAGTATTGGCAGTGCTGTCGATATTAAAACTGATATCTCCGATAACTGTGCTGTTTTGAACTATGTTTCCCGCACCTGTGAATGTCAATATATCCGCAGCACTGACATCGGACAACGAAGCATCCTGGAAATTAGCAAAAGTCATGCTCCGTAGATTGATGGCATCTAGAGGATTCGTGGCATCTGCGAGATCAGTGATCTTGAAATTGCCTATGCTCATGTTGCCTTTCATGGATAACTGTCCATCTAGGCTCATGAATCCGCCCGAAAAAGCAGGGATCAATGAAGTTCCCGCTACGATTCCTCCGCCGTGTGTAATACCTAATCTACGATCGATATAGGTTCTCGTAGCGTTTTCGGTAGGTACAGAATCAGTAGCGTTGTCCGACATCGACGAATCTACAGAGAATTCTGAGATAGGAACACCTCGCTTAAATCCGATTCCGTCTAGATTGCTCAGCGCGATTGACGCTGCAAATGTCACGGTGCCTGTACCTTGATCGACTCGGAAGTATGGACCTACTGAAAAGTTACCGAATTGATCGGTGGTCACATAGAAGACTCGTCCTACTCCCCGTTCCTGTATTTCCTGTCCAGGATTGTATGCATTAACCGGTGGCCCGAAAATTTCATTAGGATAGTTAGTATCAGAATAAGATCCTGTTCCGATGTCTAGAAGATCATGAGAAGTCACCCGAGTCAGACCGATCCTGATGGTCAATGTTCCCGGTTCGTCTTTAGGAACTGCTCCTTTTAATGCAGGTAGCACAGTGAAATAGATCACACTGTCAACTAACGGTGGATCGAGTGTTATCGTGGCATAAGGTTGACCAGTGCTGTTTTCATCGTTATAGGCTATTAGTTCGTATTCTACACCTTTCCACACGATCAAAGTATTCAGTGCTCTATCTTTCTCATCTCCTCCTAGAGGTACTATTGCGAAGGTAGAATCCCCCGCCGCACCCACGATTTTACCCACGCGATGGACACCACTCTGTGTGCCGCTGGTATCTGTTGCCACTGATCCAGGAATGGCCTCTCTAGTAATGGTAAATGTATTTGGACTCAGAACTGTTTTTACGAAAACGTGTCCACCGTTGATTATTCCCGTGGGCAACGATCCACTGCTTTCAATTTTTATGGCGTCCCCAGCGAGGAATCCATGACCTACCAGTGTCACTACAGCAGGGCTGGCTATAGATATAGTACAGATCTGTGAACCTGCAGAGAATGGTTGGCTAGCCCATATAGAAAGATCTACGTAGTTATAGTTTTCTCTTAGGGTAGTCCTGGCCAAGCCCTCTACGAAATATCCCTGTGTACCAGATTGGCTACCACTGGTAATGATTGCTGTTCCTCTCTTGGTCGCGGAGATACTAAAACTGTCGGCAGTGAATCCATCCGCTAAAACGTAATATATGTCTACCGAATTGACTCCCGTGGGCAGAGAACCGGTAGTGGCCAAGCTGATCTGATAATCCGGTTGGAGACCATGGGCCACTCTAGTGATAATTGCGGGACTAGATATACTGATCGTGCAGGTCCTTTCACCTACGGGATCTTGATACTCGTCAAACTGCAAGATTCTATAGACCGTGGGCGATTCTCGAAGCACCATGCCTGTAGATGGTCGCACAGCCACATTTACTACATCACCGGTAAGAACTGTCTGCGCATTCTGTCTAACAGTGACCCGGCTCCCATCGGGAACTACTGCTGCTAGCCCTTCTACTCCTGCCCCCTCAGAACTCTGCAAACTCAGTTTGGCCACTCCAGGAGGTAGATCTCCGCCGAATTCGCTAATGGCTATAGGATATCTATAGATGCTGCCTAGCCCATGATCGATTTCTAATTCTCCCCGATCCAGAGGAGCATATACTAGATTGTTTACGTAGATTATCAATCCGGTAATAACATTGGCATATGTCGGGCTGGGGAAATATACATCAGCACCCTGGGCTAGATTATAATATAGTGTGACCGGGGTAGGAACTTCTAGAGGATCCGCACCTTCTGCGACCAGGGCGAAATTTCCGTGTGCGCTAGAGCCTCCCACCGACCGGATCTGTCCTCCATTGACCGCATAGTAAGAAATATGGCAGTAGTAGGTAAACATAGAAACGCATTCTGCTAATCCACCATTCTGTGTAACTATGCCATACCCGAGGTCGTTGATCTGTGTAAAGTCATTCGACAACATAGATCTGTTACCTGGCATCAACACCTCATAGATGTTAGCATTATCGTCCACGAATTCTATGGTTGCCTGCTGTATGTCGATTTTTTCTGCCAGCAAGGCAGTTCGCGCATTTTTGCTCGAAATTGTATATGCATAAGCATCTAGATCTGGAAGTACCTCGGCTGCCGCAGCACCTACGCCATTCGCTACTATATCTGAAGTTTCCAGTAATAATGTTTCGATCAGATTTTGCACGGTTACATCGCTTACAACGCCTGAAGTTCGTGGAGTAACGCTATATGTGACTGCGGGCGGAAGATCTAATATAACCTGTTTGCAAAGATATCTAATATAATCTATAGCATCTGCAGTTTCCGATAACTGTCCCGAGGGTATCTGTAAAACAATAGCATCTCCTACTCCATTATAATATCTAATCCCCGCGTCTCTGGTCTGGCTGTTACCCCCATATGTAATGTCATAGATCAATGCTTCTACGATAAATCGTGTATCTCTAGCACAGGTAGTAGTATTATAAGTCAAAGAGGGATAGGTAGCAGTAACATAACCCACAACTTCATCTGCGATATAATTTAAATTAGCAAGTAACAGACTTTTGGCATTAATGATATTGCTAGTTAATCCCGGAGGATTAGTAAAAGATAATGCTGGTGCAAATGTAACCCCGTTCCTTACGATATTGTCTAATACCAATTGGCTATTTTCTGCAACCGACTGTGCGCTTGGATACAATGCAAGATAATCTATAGCGAGATCGTGTGCATAAGAAATCGCTCTGGCAGTGAGATCCAATTGATCATCGATCACCACGGCCGCATTGGCCTGCCTGTAGGTCAGGCCTGCTTTGCGCATATGGTAGTTAGTATCGAGCACGATGTCATAACCCAGGCCGTCGATGATCAATCCTACATCTCTGTAACAGATATCATCGTCGTATGAAAACACACCGAATGGCCAAGGTGTGGCCTCGTCTAGAACGAATGATGCTGTAGATCCAGCCACATTGAAAGTAAAATCTCTAACATAGTTGATTCTATAAACTGTGTCTTGTACGATGAAAGATGCCGGCAGTTGGGGAAATCTATCTAGTCCTGCTACTAACAAGAAACTGTTATCTTCCACGGTACCGTTTCCAGCGACTGGAAATCCGTTGTAATTGAAGACTGTTCCTATATTATTATCTATGGCCCCTAGTGATGTAAAAGTGGTGCTGCCGGGAGTCTTGATAGTATAGGATCTTCCTGCGAGCATAGCAGCGACAGCGATCTCTCTCTTACCAACTAATTCAAATTTTATGTTTCCAGTAAATCCATCGATGTATTGTCCGCCAGCAAATGTCTGTCTGCCTGTGCTCTTGGAAAAACTGGCGCATTCTTGGGCATAAGGAGACTTGGCCAATATCTGCCCCGCAGGGTCCAAGACCATCATGAATCCGCCATGTCCTTGACCAGTGATGGACTGTAATCGTACGCTGTCGTTGCACAAGAACATATCTATCTGATCGTTGTTCTTGGGTGTGTTTACAGATCCAAATCCCGGACCAGATTCGTCGATAACGTCTATGATGACATTGATCAGCGCACCGATCACTCCGCCGTTGTTATAGGCCGTGCCGCCGCTAGTGTATGTACCTAGCGTAGTACCATCTACGGTATCTGTCAATGCTGCATCGTTGAACAAACTAAAAGAAGTACTATTAACTACCGAAACGAAATAATCATTGCCGTTAAGTTCAGTCATACCGCCTACTGCATCGATGATCACATTATCACCATTGATTAGACCGTGTGGAGTGGCGGAAGTGATTATCACAGGATCAAAATTACCGGCGCCTGCGATATTGAAAGAAGTACCGCCTGTGCCAACCTCTGCGATGAATGCTCCATCTATTACCTGTAAAAAAGTTTCTTGATATAACTCTGTGATTTCAATATTGCGTATCACAGCCTGTGCCAGGACTCCTAATCGTCTGATCGCCGCTACAGTTTCGTCTAACTGCGCTCCGATAGCGATCAATCCGCTGGCATTAGAATAATATTTTAATGCGGCGCTGACTGTTCTATCCGATCTACCATAGCGTAGATCGAACACCATAGCATCGATCAAAAGACCTACATCTCTTTCGCAGAGGTCTCTATTATAGTTAAAGGCTGTTACGAAAGGAGCAATATTATAAGTAATCTGATAGTCGATCCACCCTATGACTTCTTTTTGTAGAAAAGATCTATTTAAAACTAATAATTGTGCCGCTGATTTATAACCTCCTCTGTTATTGATCAAAGGATATACCGGATCTGCCGAATCTGTGAGATAATGATATCCGAATAATCTATCAGTCAGCGAGATCTGATCAGTACCATCTTCGCCTATGGTTGTATCTCTGCGGAATTTTAGAAAAGCCCAGGGACTAGAACTTATACCTGGTTTCGGTCGGATGATACAACGTCTAAATTCGTCTCCCACGATAGAAGTGTTCTGGGGAATCCTTAGTGGAAGATTTTCTTCGTAGATGCCACTTTCTACTAACACTGTTATCTGTGTTTGTCTAGATACATCGCCGTAAGATATCACTTCTCCGATCTGGAAAGCGCCAAACTTGATATCTACGTCAAATATTTCTCGACCACTGCTGTCTAGTTCTCCGCTATGTGCTAGTATCTGCGCTAAAGCACCTGAAGTTTCTCCTCTTAGAAATAATCCTTCTCTAAGGTCTCTGGTGCGTATGGCTTCCGGGGTACTGGTAGAAACGTCTCCGGTGAAGTCTGTTCGTTGGCCCGCAGTTTCGATTAGGAATCTAGGAAGGCTGACCTGTACTGCAGGAAGGCTGGTAAAACCAGTACCGGAGTCGTCTATAGTGATGCTCTGTACAGAACCACCGACGACATCTGCGGTACCGAATGCCCCAGTTCCCCCGCCACCGACGATACGAACAGAAACTAGGCCATACCCGCTACCTCCGTTTCCTGGTAATACCTGTACATTGTTAACCTTATAGGTGATATCGAATTTCACCCGGTCTGCGATATCCGGATGTGGTATAGGACTATTATCAGTGGTGTCTACGTTTGTAGACCCCGGTAATGCTGTATAGACTCCGGAACTTAATTGTCTAACAGTGATTATTCCTCCGGGTGTTGCTACTGTTGAAAGTACCTGGTATCTGGCAGGTTCTATGAACGTTCCTCCTGCCACAGTGATGATATCACCTACTAGATAATTCACTCCTGGATAAACGACGGAAATTGAATCTACGCTCATCAGCACTTGTCCGCTGAATCCGCTACCGGAACTAGGAGCATCAGTGATATCATCTAGAGTACAGTCATTGGCACCATTGTCGTATGTTAGAACTTTTTTGTATGGCCCTATCTCTAATCTAGATTGGAGCATGATTTCTTCTGCTCGTTTTAATGCCGCTTCTAGTGTGCGATAAGCATAGGCCAGAGCCCTACCTTGGAATTCTAAAGCGATTCCCGGGCGATCATCTACTCCGCTGGTAGCCACATATAGGTTCACGGCGCTGCCGAATGCAGAGTTATCTACATATCTTTTAGTGGCTGCGATCAATCCTCCGAAGACTTCGTCGTCATCGGGAACGGGATCACGAGACAATACCAATGGCCCTGTCATGCGTCCAAAACTGGTATCGTTCAATCCAGTTCGTGGGTCTATGGCCTGCGTACCTGCTCTACTGAGTTTGGTATCTACATAACCTTTGCTGGTTGCCTCATGCTCGAATACTGGAAATAGAGGATCATTGGTCGTCCCTAGATTGATGATCCTATGCTGAAAACCTCCTGACTCGGCACTGAGATTTCCCCCTAGTTGTGGACTAGGATCTCCCACAACCTGCGAAAATTCAGAACTGATGGATATTTCATTAGGGTCAGTGGTAAAATCTATGCTTATTCCTTCGCCCGGCACTATTTTTTTGAACTGTAGACCGGACTCGGTATTGTTGACAGTGAGCACAGGAGTGTTTCCGGACGCGGGATCATTCTGCCCAACGTATGCGCCGGGAGTATCATCTAGGCCAATAAATGTAAGTCTTTCTCCAAGACCCAATGAACTATATAATTCACGGAAGTTATCGTTAACTTTGCGGAAGGAATCGCGAATACTATCGCCGGTACCATCGTTGCCTACTGTACCTATATCAATGATTTTACGTGCCATATTTTACCCTAGTAAATGGTTATCGTATATTTACCAAAGAATTTTATAAGCCGAATGTAAATACTTGATGTTCTTAAAAAAGAAAACTGTCGATAATCAATATTCTAGAGTCAGTAAACTAGGTGTTGAACATCGTTATCTACGGAAAAAGATCGTGGCGATATTCCGTTGTGATAACTGCGATGAACTGTTTGAAAGAGATTTGAAAAAGATCGATCACAGGAGGCTCAGCAATAATTATTTCCATTGCTGCAATAATTGTGATGCTAAGAGATTCGCTCAGCGCAAGGGTGTAGAACGTAAAAAAATCTGGGACATGCCTGCCAGTATAGATTGGCCAGTGGGAAAATTTTAAACTCGAAAACTTTCACCACAGCCGCAGCGATCCTTTTCCTGCGGGTTGATGAACTCAAAACCTTCGTTAAG